AACCCTAGAGACACGGTTAGCATCAAGTTCGCTACACCTGCTGACGCTAGAGCAACGGTTGCAAAAGTTAAAAGAATTAAGAAGCCGTATGCGAGAAAGATACAAATCCTTACAGTCATGGAGCAACGTGCAAAAGTGATGGGTAAAACGGAAGTTGTAGCAATAGCAAAACGAGCAAAAGAACAATTAAAGAAAGCACATAAAAAGTGACATGGTATAAAGTAATTAAATTAAAAAAAAAATTTACGACTACTTATACCTTTATTTAACACCAAACCTTACAAACTACTAACTCAAGAACAAGTAGCAGACATTAACAAAAAACTAAATAGTCCTATTCGTAAAGCTAGAAAAAGAAAAGATTATTTAGAAACTAAAAAAGTCCAAGAGAAGCTAAAACATGGCGAGCAGTTATCTAGTATTAATAAACAACGTGCTAAGAGATCTAAACGAAGTCGAATTAACAAGTAGCACATTTAGTTCATCTCGTGGCATACAAACTGCAGTAAAAGATTATGTTAATCGTGCCATAGATGATATAATAAACGCAGATACTGAATGGCCCTTTACAGTTGTTAACAAAAGTTTTACAACCACTGCAGGCACACGTCTTTACACTAGATCTGCACTAAGCACAACAAACACAAAGACAGTAGACTTTGATAGCTTCACATTTCTTGAAGCTGCAGACAAAAAAGAAACTACGCTCGAGTTCATAACTTACAGTGAGTATCTTGACAACTATCACGAGCGAGATACAGATCCAACAGGTAACTCACGAGCCATACCAGTGTATGTCTACGAAGATCCACAAAATAATATTGGTCTGTCTCCTGTGCCTGATAAATCAACATACACTGTAAAATATTACTATTATGCTACTCACACAGCATTAAGCAGTGCAACAGATGAATCCACCATACCTGAAAGATTTGAAAACGTAATAATAGAACGAGCAAAGTATTATGCTTTTACTTTGCGTGGTGAAACACAAAATGCACAACTTGCACAGATGCAATTTGAAAAATCGATTAAACGTATGCGTGTAGAATTAATTAACAAACAACTATATATGAGAGCCGTCTAATGCCAGAGCTAAGTCAGACAGGTGCGTTTCCATTTGTATGTGAAGGTGGGTTAGTCCTTAACCAATCTACGTTTGTAATGAAACCCGGTCAAGCACTTGAGCTTCTTAATTTTGAACCTGATATCGAAGGTGGCTATAGAAGAATAAATGGATTTACTAAATACGTGACTGCGATTGTGCCACAGACAAGTGCATCAACTGAAGAAGTATTGATGGTTGCAACATTTGGATCAACTATTGTTGCAGCAAGAGGTGAAAAAATATTTAGTGCTACTCCGGGTGGATCAAGTTGGACAGAGCGAGATACTGGTAGAAGTAGTGCAGGCACATATGATTTTGAAAGATTTAATTTTGATGGAAATGACAAATTAATTGTTGTAGACGGTGCAAATGCACCTGCAGTATTTCTTAGTAATTTTACTAAAACAGATGTATCACCTTCTAGCACAGGAACTGGACAAGCTACAACTTTACTTGCAGCAATAACATCAGGCACAGGTATGTCAGGTTCAGGCACTATTACAGTGGATGACACATCTCAATTTGCTAGTTCAGGATCTATACTTATAGGTGGTGAGCAATTCACTTACGGAAGTAAAACAGCTACTACATTTGCAGGTGTAACAAGAGCAAGAAATAGTAGTGTTGCTGCAGATCACGAAGTAGGTGCTATTGTACAAGACTTATTTCCACCTGCAGTGGCAGGTGCTAAATTTGTTACAGCATTTAAAGATCACATGTTTTATGCAGGCATGTCTGCAAACAAACAAGAAATAGTATTTAGCGTGCCTTTTGACGAAGATAATTTTTCTGCAGCAATAGGTGGAGGTAGTATAAGAGTTGATGATACTATAACAGGACTCAAAGTATTCCGTGATAATTTATTTATATTTTGCGAAAATAAAATATTTCAACTAACAGGTTCGTCTCAAGCTAATTTTGCTATGAAGCCAGTTACAAGAAACATAGGTTGCACAAACGGAAGGACTATACAGGAATTTGCAGGTGATTTGATATTTTTAGGTCCTGATGGATTGCGTACTATTGCAGGTACTGCAAGAATTGGTGACGTTGAGTTAGGTACAATAAGTTCTAACGTGCAAAGTTTATTTGATGAAAATTTAGCTAACTCTGGCAGTTTTACATCTTTAGTTATACCAAACAAAACACAATATAGAATATTTTTTACGAAAAGTGGAGAGGGTGAAGGTGTAACTGAAGGAGTTATTTGTGTTCTTAAAGGACAACAGTTTGAGTTTTCAAAAATGAAAGGGATTAGACCTACATCTACAGATACATTTGTATCTTCAGGTAACGTGATAGCAGTACACGGATCAGGCGATGGATTTGTATACAGACAAGAATCAGGCAATGACTTTGATGGCACTGCTATATTGGCAAGATATCGTAGTCCAGATTTAACAATGAATGATCCGGGAATACGAAAAAGTATGCAAAGGGTAATAATAAATTATGCACCTGAATCATCTATAGACGCAGATTTGTTTGTAAGATATGACTACGAGGGAAAAGACTCTGCTCGACCTGCAGCTTATCCTTTAGATTCTGGAGATATAAGAGCCATATACGGAACTTCTACGTACGGATCAAGCTCATCTGTATCAGGAACATATGGTGGTGCATCACAACCTCTTATAAGACAACCAGTTGAGGGATCTGGATTTGCAGTGTCCTTGAGGGTAAACGATGGAGGAGCAACTGCACCTTATTCATTAAAAGGATTCCAATTGGAATATCAACTAGGAGCGAGAAGATAAATGGCAGGATACTCAGCTAGACAATCGTCATATTCTGATGGAGACGTGATAACTGCGGCCCAAAGTAATACAGAATTTGATACTTTATTAGCAGCGTTTAACGTATCAAGTGGACACACTCATGATGGTTCAACTGCAGGGGATGGTGGCCCAATAACTACACTATTTGGTAGCAGTTTAACTTTTGGAAGTGGTGCAGATTCCGACATAACAATTTCATTTAATACTAGTGCTGATGACGGTCAATTAAAATGGGTGCATGATGCTGATCATTTTAAATTTATGGATGAAGTTGTTATCGACAGCACCAGTAAGTTATATTTAAATGATAAAGGTGGAGAGCATATAAGTGGTGATGGCACTGATTTAACAATAGCATCAGGTAACGATCTAAATCTTACAGCCACCACAGATATTAATATACCTGCTAATGTTGGTTTAACTTTTGGTAATGATGCAGAGAAGATAGAAGGTGACGGCACAGACCTTACTATAACAGGTAACAACATTAATTTAACTGCTACTGCTGACATTGTAATTCCTGCAGATGTAGGTATAACATTTGGCAGTGGTGAAAAGATTGAAGGTGATAGCACAGATTTAACAATTACATCAGGTGCTAAAATAAACTTAACAGCAACATCTGATGTACACATACCAAATAACGTAGGTATCGTATTCGGTGGTGACAGCGAGAAGATTGAAGGAGATGGTACGGACATGACTATCTCTGCTAACAATCTTACAGTAGATGCAGTAGCAGATATTATTTTAGATGCAGGTGGTGCTAATGTAACATTTAAAGATGATGGCACATCAATTCTTGACATAGCTAATAATTCAGGTGATGCTGAATTAACAGTTAGCACTGCAGATAAAAACTTTGCAATAAAAGGAACAGATGGTTCTAGTGCAATAACTGCTCTTGACATTGACATGGCACTAGCAGGTAAAGCGACATTTAGTGGTGACGTAGTTGTTACAGGTGACCTAACTGTAACAGGTGATGATATAACTATGGGTACTAATACTAGTGGTCATATCATGGTTGCCGATGGAGCTAACTTTAATCCTGTACCAGTAGGAGGAGATGTTACTATAGCATCTGATGGTGCAGTCACAATTGCAAGTGGTGCTGTTGAAGGCTCTATGCTTAATCCAAATGTTATTACAGGGCAGACTGCAGAAACATCATTAGACACAAGTAACGATACAATACTTATACACGATGCAGACGCAAGTGCATTAAAAAAAGTTACATTAGCGTCATTATCATCAGGTTTAGGTGGTATCACAGACGTTGTAGCTGATACATCACCACAACTAGGTGGTAACTTAGATACTAACTCACATAACATACTTATTGATGATGCACATTTTATTGGAGATGAAAATAGTAATGAGCAGATAATATTTCAAACAACTGCTTCTGCAGTCAATCAATTCGATATTACAAACGCTGCAACAGGTAATGCACCTGAATTATCTGCAACAGGTGATGACACAAATATTAGTTTGAAGATAACACCAAAAGGTTCAGGACAAGTTGTGCTTGATGGTAACGTGGGTATTGAATCAGGTGTCATAGATTTAAAAAATGCAGGTTCTCAATCATACATTAGATTTTACTGTGAATCGGCTAACCAACATTATGTACAGGTACAAGCACCTGCACACTCAGACTTTACAGCTAATCAAACTATAACTTTACCTGCAACAACAGATACATTAGTGGGTAGAACTACAACAGATACGTTAACCAACAAATCTATAGATTCTGATAACAACACTATTACTAACATCGTAAACGCTGATATTAAATCTAGTGCTGCGATAGCAGACACCAAACTTGCAACAATATCAACTGCAGGTAAAGTTGCACTGACTGCTTTAGAAATAGATGGTGGCACAGATATAGGTGGAGATTTATCAACCTCTGATCTCATTATTGTAGACGATGGTGCAGGAGGTACAAATAGAAAGGCCGCTCTTTCAAGAGTGGTAACATTAATGTCGGCTCAAGGGTTTAGTACAGACGACCCCACTGCCCTTGCAATAGCGTTAGGATAATAACATGGCAAATACATTTAGAGTGTTAACATTCGCAGCAGAACCTAATAGTATATCTGCAGGAAGTGAGTATCATGTATACACAACACCTGCTAGTACAACTACTGTGGTGATTGGACTCATATTAACAAACATACATACGGCTCAAGTAACAGCTAAAGTTCTTCTTGAGTCTGATACTTCAGGTGATGCAACTGCTTCTGCTAGTCAAACAAACAATATAGGAGCAGGAACAGGTAGTGGAAGTAGTAATGATAATACTACTGCAGTGTTACTAAACGATGCACCAATACCTGTGGGTTCAAGTTTAGAATTACTATCAGGTGGAAAAGTAATATTACAACCAACTGATGCTATAACAATCTCTTGTTCTGTAGCAGATAAACTTTCAGGAGCATTGAGCATAATGGAGATAACATAATATGGCATATATCGGTAATCCACCTGCAAATAGATTTGTAGCACCTAAAGCAGCATCTGTATTTTCAGGTAATGGTATACTTACAGATTTTACATTAGATCATTCAGTAGGTTCTGATGAGGATATACTTGTATCCGTAGATGGTGTTATACAAGAACCCTCTGTAGCCTACACTGTAAGTGGCACTACACTTTCATTTACTGCTGCACCATCAAACAACTCAGGTAATAACATCTTTGTATATTACTTGTTTAGGACAGTGGGTACAGTAAGTCATCCGAGTAATAATGCTTTAACTGCAACAAGTGGTACATTTACAGGTAATGTAGTCATACCTGATGCAGGTAACATTGGTAGTGCAAGTGATACAGATGCAATATCTATTTCTAGTGGTGGTGTAGTTACTCTTTCACAATCTTCACAAAATGCACAATCATTTAGATTAAGTCAAGACGTAAGTGGAACTGGTAGTTTACAAGATTTTGCACCATTTGAAGAAGTAGATACAGACTACACAAGAGTCGGTTCTGCTCTTTGGTCTGTAACTAGTGGTGGTGTGTTTAGTTGCTCTACAACAGGAACATATTTATGTCTTTATCATGTTTCATTTAATGCTGATAGTGGTGGTGATGAATTTGATATTAATGTTCAAATTAGCACTAATACTGGTGGTTCTTTTACTGCTAGAGCTAGAACTTTTGGGTTTGAAAATGGTCAAAAAAATAGTGTAAGTAATCAATTTATTTTTACTATTTCAGATGCAAGTGCTTTTAAGTTAAAAATGGTCGCAGGCATGACTAATGCTTTCAACTCAGGCACTACAATATTAGGTGATAGCGATATGACAGAAACTGGAATAACATTTGTAAAACTTGGGGTAATTTAATGGCATTAACACAGATTATAGGCAGTGGCATAAGTGGGGTAACAGTGCCTACATTTATTACTGAAGCTGATATGTTTAGGTTAACATCAGATACATCTAATGGTGCAAACGCAGACATAACAGCAAATTTAGAAAGAGTGGATGATGCCACCTTTTCAAAAATAGGAACTGGCATGACTGAAAGCAGTGGTATTTTTACATTTCCTTCTACTGGATTATATTATGTAATATGCAATCCATCTGTTATTGCTGTTTCAGACAACCAAGCTGCAGTTATCACAAATGTTTCAAGTAATAGTGGTGGAGCTTTTGATGAGGTTGCTGTTGCTACTGGAGGAGGTGGAGGTAGCTCTTTTGACATGAACAGTGTATTCAGCCCTACTTTTGTTAATGTAACCAATGCAAGTACATTTCAGGTTAAATTTACTACCAGTAGTTTTGGAGGGAGTTCAAGAGTGCAAGGAGATAGTGATAGAAATAGGACATGCTTTATATTTATTAAGTTAGGAGCTAGTCAATAATGGATAGAGATTATTTACAAGAAGCATTAGTTAGATTTAATACTGATAAAAATCAATGGTATGGTTGGAAAAAAGATTACACTGGTAGTAAAAGAATGGCTTATGAAAATATCATTCTTAATGACAAGACAGCAACTATGCCAACAGAAAAAGAAGTAAATGCAAAAATACAAGAAATAAAAGATGAAGAAACTGCAAAAGCAAATAATAAAACATCAGCAATAAATAAACTTAAAGGATTAGGTTTAACTGATGCTGAAATAAACGCATTGAGGTTATAACATGGCATACATAGGAGTCAGTCCATCTAACGGAGTTCGTAGGGTTCACACCTACACTGTATCTGGTTCATCAACTGACACATTCAGTGGTGCAGGTGCAGAGGGTACAACTTTAAGTTATAAAGACAGTAACTTTGTAGATGTGTACCAAAATGGTGTAAAATTAGCTGACGCAGATTATACTGCAACAAGTGGCACATCAATCGTATTAGGAACAACTGCTAGTGATGGAGACATAGTAGTTATTGTAACATTTGATGTGTTCTCGGTAGCAGACACTGTAAGTAAAGCAGATGGTGGTACGTTTGATGGCAATGTTACTATGGGTG